ATTTATTACATTACTCATAATAAATTAAACTCCTTTTATTATTGTTTATTGATTAGCTATTACTTTCAAATCTAGTCTTCCCCCCTTTCCGTATATCCCTCGGTATATGATTAACCGATATGTTTATTTCATTGGGTTTGGCAATACTGCCCATGCGAGGGTATTCTTGAATTTGCGAATACCTTTATCTCCTCGCCCATTAGATTTTATATTCTGCCTTCGATATCTAGCCCCTTAATCGAACAGTTCAGGAGCAGAATAAATAATATGTATGATATAAAGACGATAGAACAGAAAAAAAGTTCCCATATTTATTTGATTATATTACCCTCTCTTATATACTCACATATTGCTACAGTTAGAGCTGTGCATATCATAGGTATCGAGGGCGAATTGCATACGTTACGACCTATGACCTGCCTACTTGCATGAGGTGTGCCAACGTGCAACCAAATGAAAACGATTAACTCAATTCGACTTTACCAACCTGAATCCGCTTAGGGGGTGTACCCATGCATATTATAAGACAGACACTCATGCTAATATAATTTTTTTCAATTTTTTGAAATCGGGTACTATTTTTTATTGACAGCTACTAATCTATATACTATTTTATATATAACTAAGCTATATATAGATAAGCTATATATAACTAAGCTATACTATTATACTATTTTATATAGCTTAGTAATACTATTATACTATTCTACTATTCTAAATATATACAACTACTATTCTAATACTATGATACTATTCTATATAAAATAGTATCCTATTTTACCTATTATTCCTTATTATTTTAACCACTACCATTTTGTATACTTAATGTTTTAAATTAGACAATGAAATCAAATACGTCAAACCATCGTACCCGAACTTTAAAAGCGTTGAGTGGTGAATATGATAACGATGATGTATTTACCAACTGTAATCGTATACGAGAGTTAGCGGGCGAGTTTGATTTGATTGATATAATAGACCCGACCTCAGCAGTTTGCGGTAAGTTGATGGAAATAGTAGCACGAGCCAAATGTCTAAAAGAATTTGAATTGATACCTGATGGGGATACTTTGTTCAAAGACCCGTCAAGAGAAGAGAGTCCGGAGGGAGTCGGACAGGTGCGTGCTAGGTCATAGCGTGGGAGTGGCTCTCTATGTATAAAAGAACAATAAAAGGTCAGGAGTATATCTTATATGACAATGAAGAAGAGTTCAGAGAACATCAACCTAAGACAAGGGTTCATAACGACTGGCGTACAGCAAAAACTGGACAATGGATTCAATCTGATGATGGAAAGTTTACTAAGGTCATTAAACGAGGTACGATTGATAAAGGTAAAAGAGCAGTTGATTACATTAGGACTCTACTCGGCATGGCTAACTGTGAGCGTACTGCATTTCTTGGCGGTGAGCCTATCAAGGATATTTGGCGTTTTGGCAAGGTATCTTGGTACGAAAAGACATTAAATGGAAAGTTATCTGTAAAAAAGCGTATATTTGCTAAGTATGTGGCATCAGGTCTACAGCCGATTGATGCTTATATGAAAGCATATCCTGATTGCGAAAGCAAAGGGTATGCAAAACAACGTACAGAGGTCTTATTAAAAAGTGAAAAGGTGAAGAACTTGATAGATAAAGAAATTGAAGTGTTGTTAAGTGATACTGGAATAACAAAAACATATTTATTAGAACAAACAAAAGATATTGTAGACAAAAAAGATACTCGTGACTCTGACAAATTAAGAGCATTAGAGACATTGATGAAGATAGCTGGTATGTTAAATACAGAGAAAAAAACAGAATCATTGGCTTTGATTCAGGAGTTTAGTGGTTTTAGTCAAGAAAAATTAAATGCGTTCAAGTCTGGAGTGTTACCACCAAGTGGCGAAGAATAACATACTTATCCCTATACGGTTTGCAACAAAGCATGAATTACATGAGTTGATATGTGGAACTGTGTTCTGCCCCGCTTGCGATTCTCAGCTTATGGGTAGAGATGTGATGAATAAAATGCCTATTGTGAACAATTCTAATGTGCTAGACGGCTGGATGTGTGAATTATGCGATAGTGTGTTTGACCTACAGGATAAAATGGTGGATATTGGCGATTTTGATTTATATGACCAAGAGATTGCGGAAGCGTGACCGATAAAAATTTTAATATAACCCCAAGTCCGAAAGAAATGAAACAACGAGATAAGGTTCTCGCTGAGTCGTTTAATAACTTGATATACTTTGGTAGAGCGTTCTTACCTAAAGATTTTTTGCAGAAATCAGAATCTGCCCCCTTCCACTACGAAATGGCTAAAAAAATGATAGATACCCAGCCCGGAGCTAGAATATGCAATATTATTCCTCGTGGTCATGGTAAATCTGTCGTAGCTAAAGCGGCTATTATGCATAAACTCTGTTTTGCGGCTGAGGATGACCAACATTTCATTGCTTGGGTATCTGAAGAACAGAGTCAGGCTATTGACCATTTAAAATACATTCGCTCCCACTTTGAAAATAACAAGATGATTAAGTATTATTTTGGTAATATGGATGGTGGGAGTGCTGGAAAGCGTTGGACAGAAAAAGATTTGGTCACTCCAAAAGGAGACAGGGTCATAGCAAAAGGTACATCTCAGCGTTTAAGAGGTCGTGCAGAGGTAGATGTCCGATATACAGGAATAGTTCTTGATGATTTCGAGTCGGAATTGAACACAAAGACACCAGAACGTAGAGCCGATATTAAAAAATGGATTGTATCTACTGTATATCCTGCATTGGAAGAGACTCCCGGTAATGAGGGTTGGATATGGTTATCTGGTACGATTGTTCACTATGACTCTTATTTGCAAATGACATATGATGGTTGGAAAAAAGCAAAGGAAGATAAAAGACCTTTTCCTTGGGATGTGAACTTCTATAGAGCCATTGAAGATGGAAAACCTCTATGGGAAGCGCAATTTTCTGAAAAGAAATTAGAAGCAAAGAAACGAGAATTTATAGAAGCAGGACTGGTCAACAAGTTTGCTCAAGAGTATATGAATGATGCTAGGGATGTGACCAATGCCGCTTTTAAGATAGACAGGATACAATATTACAACGGTCATTTTGAAACTAGAGGAAAAATGCCTTTTATCATAGAAGGTCAAGATGCTATCCCAATCAATGTGTATATTGGTGTGGATTTAGCGGCTACTGCAAGTGAGACATCTGACTTTCAGGTCATATTGGTCATGGGAATAGATGCGAATAATAACAGATATATCCTTGATTACTTTAGAGAACGTATTCCCGCATTTGACGTTCCACAAAAAATAATTGAATATGCGAAGAAATATAGTCCAGTAAGGCGTGTGACCATAGAAACAGTAGCGGCACAGGAAATGGTACGAGATATGGTAACTCGAATGTCTGGTAAAGAAAAAAGACTAATGCCCGGATTGTTCAAGGGAGTCAAGCCACCAGCTAGAATAAAAAAAGAAGATAGACTTGAAACTGCTCTTGGGCAGATTGTAAACTCAAAAAAATTATACATTTATAGACATATGACAGAAATAGTGGATGAATTCTTTGAACACCCAAAGCCAAGAAATGATGATTTATTAGATGGTCTCTATTATGCTGATTATTTTGCAAAAGCACCAAAAACAGATAAAATGGATGTTAATGATATTGATAGAAAACAAGATGAATTTGATTTATATAGGATGCGAAAGACCTATAATTGGATGACCGGGGCAAAAGCGTGAACTAAGTTAATGTTTTCATTGTATTTTTATTACGTTGTTATGTATAATTTGACCGATGCCTAAGTTTGGAAAAAGGTCAAAAGAACGTCTAAAAGGCGTGGATGCTAGATTACAAAGTGTTTTAAATGAGGTCGTTAAACACTTTGACATTACTGTTATTGAGGGATTAAGAAGCCAAAAAAGACAGAATGAGTTGGTGGCACAAGGAAAATCTAAAACAAAGTTTGGAAAGCACGTTCTTGGAAAAGCTGTAGATATTGCTCCCTATCCTATTGATTGGAATGCTCGTGATGATTTTCATTATTTGGGTGGTTTCGTTCTGGGAATCGCCGCAAAGTTAAAGGTTGATGTAAGATGGGGTGGAGATTGGAACGCATCAAGTATGTATAAAGGAAAACGCACAACAAAGGATAATAACTTTGATGACCTTGTGCACTTTGAATTAAAAGAATA